GTGGAAATGGATCGTTCCGCAGCCGGCTTTGGCGCCGGGATGGAGGAAAGCTATGGAGTGAAGGATCAGCGGCCGGGCCTGCTGATCCTGGCGGACGATATTTTCCTTGATGATGTTGAAGGTCTGGCGCGCGCCGCACAGTTTCGGCTGCTGGACGTTGTCAGGCTTGAGGATGCCTCCTTGCGGCTCGACATGCAGGTCGGCTGCGACGTTATCCTTCTCTTCTGCGCCCAGTCCTCAGCGATGCTCGAGCGGCTGCTGGTGCAGGTGGAGACGCTGGCGGTACAGAATGATGTGCCTGTCATTGTGGTCGCGGGCGCGGAGACGGTCGATCTGGCTTTCGCCTGCATCCGGAGCGACCGGACGCAATTGCTCTGCGCACCCGATCATACCGACCTGGCCGCAGCGCTGCTGACCGCCGGAAGGGCAACGCCGCAGCGCGCGCTTCACGAGGTCAATCAGGAGAGTGAAGGCGTCCGGTTGCAGCAGTTAAGCGAAGAGGTCAGCCGTCTCGCGCGCACGCTGGAAGCGCTCACGTCCCGCCCGCGCCATGCCCTGCCTTCCTTTCCGCCCGGTCCGCGCATATCGGACCGCGCCAGCGACTATATCGGCATGCCGGCGGTAGAGCCGATGGGCAGCAACCAGCCGGCAGCCGATGCTTCCGCCCTCAACGCAACACAGGTGAGAGATTTATTGCGGGCGCGGCGTATGCGCGAAGAGTTCCTGCCTGGCGACCTGTTTGCCGATCCAGCCTGGGACATGCTGCTCGATCTGCTCGCTGCGCGGTTGGAGCAGGAACGGGTTTCCGTGTCCAGCCTGTGCATCGCCTCAGCAGTGCCGCCGACCACCGCCTTGCGCTGGATCCGTACTCTGACCGACAAGGGCATAGTCCAGCGTCAGGCCGATCCGCACGATGGCCGCCGTGTCTTCATCGCCCTGGCTGATGAGACTGTCGAAGCGCTGACCCGCTGGTTCACGGCGAGCCGCCGCTTCCTCTGCGCGTAAGGTATCATCATCAACGCTTGACCCGCGCGCCGATTGGCCTAGATAGGCGCGCTCCGGCTGCGTCGGCAAGGATGCGGAATCGGGCGATTAGCTCAGTTGGTAGAGCGTCTCGTTTACACGGAAATTCCGCGCTACCCCTATCAGCTTGTAATTAGGCGCTTTTCTTCGCTTCCGCTACATCCACTTCGGGAATAGTTCGGGACTCCGAAGCCTCCAGCGCCTTGCGCACGTCATCATCGAACGCATGGGCATAGCGAAGCGTGGTGCGGATGTTCTTATGTGCCAAGGCCTTTTGCGCAGCGGCAAGATTGCCGGTTTGGCGCAGGATGCGCGTGCCACGCGTATGGCGCAGGTCATGAAAGCGGAAGTTTTCGATTTCGGCGGCGGTCAGGGCCTCGCCCCATACTTTCCGCCAGCCATCCTTGGAAATCGGGTATCGCTGCCCCTTGCGGCGCTTCTGGCGGCTCTGCTGGCATTCATAGGTGAATACCTGCGCGCACGCCTGCGGCTGCGTCGCTATCAGGACGATCATGTCCGTGGTCAGCGGGCGCTTGATGCGGTTCCCGCCCTTTACGGTGCGCCATGCCACCTTTGCGGGCAAATCCAGATCGGACCAAAGCAAGCTGCGCACTTCGGAAACGCGCCATCCTGACAACAGGGCGAATTTGACGAACGGCTGATAATCCTCACGGATCGTGGAAAGCAGCCGGTCTTCCTCATCGAATTGCAATTCGCGCGGATCATGCTCCTTGACCGCGTAGCGCATCGCGCCCCAGTCCGGCATTTCGCCTACGTCATACTTTGCGCGCTCGGTCGCGCGCCAAAAGGCGCGGGCGACGTCGATTTCCCGGTTGACGCTGGTGCCTTCGATCAGCGCAGCGCGCTGCCGGAAATAAGCGCCTATGTTAGTATGATCGACATCGGCCATGAACGTGCGAGGGCCGAGGGCATTGACAAAATTGTCCAGCCAAGTCTCGGATGATGCGCTCCATCGCGCTTCTTTGCGCAGCTTCGTTTCATACAGACCTGCGGCCTCATCCATCGTGATCGGCTTGCGGTTTTTGATGTCGAGGGCCGCCTCTGCCCTCTTGCGCGCCTCTACTCTTTCCGCTTCGCGCTTCGTTTTCTGGCCCGTCGAGCCGTGAAATCGCCGACCACGATGTTGGAAGTCGTAGAGGTAGATGGTCGAGTTTTTCGGCTTGTAGACGGACATTCAGGTTCCTCGCGGACGCGGGCCGCCACATAGGCGTCGCAGTCTTCCGGGCGGTAACGAATCTTGCGCTCTGTGATGGCGACGTAACGAATATGACCCTGCTGGCGGATGCGACGCAAGGTCTTGTCGCTGATGTGGAGGCGCTTCGCGGCCTCCAACGGCGTCAGCAGGACCGGGCCACTCATGCCGCCAGTTTCCTTTCCGCTGTGCCCGCGATCTTCTCGCGGGGTGGTATCCAGAAGGTCGGGGCAAATGGCCGACCTTGGAAGTCAGTCATGGGGGCGCGGCGATTATCCCACACCACCCACATATAATCGATCTTGCCATGATCGTATGCGTTTTCGCCCAGCTGCTCGATGATGTTGCCGGGGGGCATGGAGGGCCGTTCGCACAGGATCCACACGCCGATCGGCGTCTCGTCCGTGAAAAGCCGGTAGCGGCCTTCGCTGGCGAGCCATTTGAGCGGCAGCAGGGCGCAGACCTTGTGCGTGGCGATCGACAGGGCGCGACGGATGCACTTTTCCGCCAGACCGCGCACTAGGCGACCGTCCTGAAAGGAGAATGGCGGATTAAAGATGATCGACAGGCCGCCGGCCGCCTCCAGCAGATGGCGCTGATCGCCGAGCAGGTCGTGTTCGCCCATGAAAAGCCGGTGCCCCGCGGCGCGGTCAAACAAATCCGTGCCATAGGCATTGAAACCGCGTTCGATCAGCGCCTCCGGAATATTCAGCTGGCCGCAGCAGGGATCCAGATAGGTGACGTCGGGTTCCAGGGCGATCATGTCGAGCAAGCGGTGCGTCACCCACTTTTCTTCGACATACCAATCCCAAGGATGGCGGTTGCTGCCCTTCGGGCGTGAAGTCAGTTCGCCACTCATGCAGCGTTCCTTTGTTCGGTGGCGGGGGCGCGGCGTTCGAGCAGGGGGATTGCCCAGACCTGCACGTAAAGATGTGCCCAGCGCCAAATGGTGGAGAGGTTGCGGTAGTGCGGGGTGCCATCGACGGCCTTATCGAGCGCGCGGCGCGCGGTGGCGACGATGCCGAGCCAGCCCTCCCGATCGGTCGGATTGGGTGGCCGGCCCACGCCGGTCAGTTCCTCGCGGATCAGCGTCGGGATTCCCAGCTTGCGGGCGATCAGCACGGCCAGAATGTGCCACTGTGCCATGTCCGCGCTGCGGGCCTCCGTCAGACGCCAGCGTTTGTCACCGTTGCCTGCCTTGCGGATCTCTTCGGCCCATGAGGCGTCGCGGCTTTCGCATACCGCGACGATCGCGGCCCAATGCTCATCCGTGGTGATGGCCCACGGCGCGGCTGTCATGGCTGCACCGCCTTCCGGCCCGCTTCCGTGATCGACCAGCTGGCATAATAGCCAGCAGGGGTGCTGCCGTGCGTGATGTAGCCCCAGCGTTCGAGGCGGCGCAGCATATTGCGTGCCTGCGGCAAGCACCGCCGCCCAGCGATCAGATCGCAGGCGCGCGCCACCTGCCATGTCATGGCGCGGGCACCTTCTGCCAGAAAGGTCAGCGCGGTATGTTCCTGCAGCGTCAATCTGCGCTCATCAGCAACCTGCGGCGGATGCATGTTGGTCATGAAGTCGGTCATCCGATCATGCTGGGCCTGTTCGACGCTCGCGGCGCAATCGGGGCAGCGGACGAAGGGCGCGCCGGAGCAGTCCATGGCGATCAGCGCCCAGCCCTTGGGAATGTCCTGTGTCGGGCTGCTATGCTGGGTTCCGCAATCGGCGCAGATGAAGGTGAAGCGGGCAAAGGTGGGGATCATGTTCAACGGTTGTCTCCCTTGGCGCTGGCCAGTGCGTGGGCGATGATGAAGGGGATGGCGAACAGGGCAGCGATCAGGAACAGCGCGCGGATCGCGCCCCTGATCGCCAGTCCGGTGCGGCGGTTGCTGGATCCAACGGGCGCGCAGGAATCACAGGCGCAGCCGATAGGATGGAGGGCGGGTTGAGACCGGCGGCGCATCATTCGAGCCCCAGCGAAGCGAGGTAGGTTTCGAGCAGCGCCTCATCTTCCATGAGGCTGTTCCGGTCCTTTTTCCGCCGGGCCAAGATCGCCTTCATGGTCTTGACGTCGTAGCCGTTCGCCTTGGCCTCTCGGAATATGTCGAGATATTCCTCGCGGTGTTCCTCGATCTCGACTTCCTTGCGTTCCGCGCGCTCGATGAACTGACGCAGCTGCTGGGCAGCGGCGTCGGGGTTCGCCTTAATCGGGTCTGGGACGTGCTTTTTCTTCTTGCCCTTTCGGACCGGCTCGGCGGCGGCGGGAACCAGTTGGTGGATGGTGCCGCCTTTGCCATCTGGCACGGCGGCCATGCGCATTGCGGGCGCTGGATTTTCTATAGATTGAGCCTGCATGATTGCCTTCCTGTTCATGTGGTGGGGATGGTGCTGGGACGTGCGAAGACCCAGCAGTTGACGGTTTTGCCGGTGCGGGAGTTGACCGGCTTGTGAGCGATGAACTTCCGGGCCTTGCTGGTTTTCAGCAGGCGCTTGAGTTCATTCATCGGGGGGAGCGAGAGGCGCAGGTCGCCGCATTTCTGCTCGAACTGCACAAGGTTGATCGCAAACACTTCGCCGGTGCGGCTGTGATCAATGGGGTTGGCGGTCTGGTCGGATTCCTGCGCCGCGATCCAATCAAACCGCTCCCAGAATAGCTCGACATGGGGGTGGTCATGTTCGACCAGGCGCTGCCTGTCGGTCAGCATTTCCCGGATGAAATCGTGGGTGGCATCAGCCGCGGCTTTCGGGATCTTGTTGACCACGATCTGCATGGCGTCGAACATCGCGGCCAGCTGAGCATGATTAAGCGCCAAGCGGTTGTTGCGGATCCCGCGCTGTTTCAGCATTGCGTCCCGGTGCTGGGCGAACCGCTCCCGGTAGCATTTGAGGATTTCCGCCTCTTTGCGGACGATGTGGACTATGAAGCCCGACACGTCGTCGCGGTCCATGCGCGCCACCTTTTCCGCCGCTTCGCGGGTATGCTCGCCCCACCCTGCCTTATCGATCGTCAGGCCCATGATGCGTTCTCGCATCGCCGGGGACGCCTCGACGGGGTCATTCTGCACGATTGCGATGGCCCCACGGAACGGCGGTTCGAAGGTTTCCATGCCGCCATTGGCGATGGCGCGGGTGCGGACAGCGCGCCCGTTATAGGCGGTTTTCAGTTCGTCCCATTCGAAGCGGCGGCTGTGCGGCGTATCCTGATTGCGGTCGCCCTCAATCAGCACCACCGGCAGGTTGCCGACCTGCCCCAAGGTGCGGGAGATACCGGCATTGGTCGCTTTGGTCGGGTCGAAGCCCTCATAGTTGCCGACGCGGCCCATGAGCTTCCACAGGAAGGCGATCAGCGTGGATTTGCCGGTGCCGGGAGGGCCGGTCACTTCCAGAAAGCCAAGGGAATCCTGCGCGGCGCGGACCTGCTCGGCAAAGAGCGACAGCACCCAGAAGGTCAGGACCACATAGCCCTTCGGTCCCCAAGCCTCATAGACCGGCTGCAGCCAATCGAGATCGAGGCGGTCCGGGTCGTAGTTGATCTTCAACAGGCGATCCGCCGTGCGCAGCTTCACCGCCTTGCGGGAGAAGACGAAATAGTCGTCCTTGTTGACCTTCTCGACCTTGCCCTGACTGACGCCGATATCGCCCAGCAGATAGGCTTCATGGTCGATCGAATAGCCGGTGAACTGGATCGCTTCGACCATGCGGATGCTGGCCCACTGGCGCTGCATCAGCTTGTCCAGATGCCCCGTGGATCCGGTCCACTGCGCACCGGGGGCGACCGACGACAGGCGTTTTTTGAACTCGGCACCGGCTGACAGGTTCGCGCCAGAGAAGGTGGCCTTGACCGCGTCGCGGCGCGGCTGTCCCTTCACCCGGGGGAAATCTATGCGGAGGAAATATGCGCCTTCCTCAATGTGGGCGTCCTTCTGGAAATAGAGGGTGCGGAAGGTGCAGTTCGCCAGTTCGGTGATGTCTGCCGCCTGCCGCGCCGCCTGTTCCCACTGATCCTGATAAGGCAGCGCCGCTATGGCCGGATCGGTCTCGCGCAGCCCTTCAAGGATGCTTTCGATCCGCTCCAGCGAGAAAGACGCCCACAGCTGGCGCTGGTTGAAGATCAGGGGGAAAGATGCGGTCTTGAACCGCTTGTAGATCAGGAACGCCTTTTCGTCGGCGCTGCCCGCGATGGTGACGTCGCCTGCCCACAGATACTGCTCGATATTCTGCGGTTGTAGCCGATCGGCTTGGTGCAGGTCGTTCCAGTCCCGCTTTTCGCCCTCGCCGTCCATCTGGACCTGCGCCGCGCCCGCACTCCAGCCCGCCTTGCGCGCTTCGGCGACATGCGAGATCGTATAGTCGACACCGGCGGCCCCCTGATCATAGGCGAAGATCAGGCGCGGCCCGGCCCCGGCTTCGGGATCATCGCCGATGGCCTTGCGCAGATCAGCCAGGAACAGCTTGGGGTAATTGTTGCAGGACATTGCCGACACCGCGACAATGTCGTTTTGCCGCAGGGCGATGGCGTCGAAGATGCCTTCCGCGATCCAGATTTCCTTGGCGCGGGCCAGCGTTTCTATCGTGTCGCCGGGATAGGTCCAAACCTGCCCGCGATAGCCGCCGCCATAGGAAAAGGTGGCCTTCTTGTCGCCGAAGCGGTGAGCCTGATCTATCAGCCGCTGCCAGTAGCCGCCGCCGGGCATCGGGAATCGCACGGTGGCCGACCAGATGTTCAGTTCGGGATCCTGATACCATTCCTGCGAATAGGCACCCTTGAGCGGGGCGATGTCGAGGCCGCGCGCGGCGATTAGATAAGCGTCGGCGGCAGCGTTGGGGTTCTGCTTCGTGGCTTTGTAGCGCTTCGACCAGTCGTCGAAAATTTCGGGATAGAGCGACTTGGTTTCGCCTTCCCATCCGCATTTCTCGACGCGGCCACAGCGCAGCACCCATGGGTGGCCTGCGGGCGTCCACAGCGCCTTTTTGTCGCTGCATTGGGGGCACTTGCCCTCGCGCAGGAAGCCGCCACGCTCGCGGAGATTATAGTCTTTCGTCAGGCGGGCTGTGACTTCTCGCAGGATATCTTCACGCATCGGGCAAGGCTTCTCAGGCAATAAGGGGCCGATCCCGGCGGCGGGGTGCGCCGGGCTGGTCATCGTTCGTGGGGGTGGTCGGCTAGGCCGAGCGGCTAGGTCTGATGGATCACGGCATCGGCAGGCTCGCTCGGCGGACCATTATCGTTGTCGGCGCGGTCATTGGCGGCTGCGTGCCATGTGGTCATAGGCAGCACCGCCAGCGGATTGGGGAAGCGGCTCACCTTCGTGGTTCGCACCGCCACCATCTCAACGACGAATTCATGTCCGCACGCATCGGGATTGCGGCAGCGGTAATATAGCTCCCGATAAAGCGTGCTGTTCTTCCCAATCGCCCGAGAATGGGCACGGCCCCCGCAGGCCGGACAAGTGACGTGAGGCAGTCCCGCCATCAGCTTTCCCCCAGTTTTCCCTGCGCGGCACCATTGCCGGGCAGGAATGACTTGAGACGGGTCAGCAGGCGGCTGTAAGCGCCGCTCGCTTCCTCGGTCTCCTTGATGGCGTGGTGGATCTCTGTCGGGGACGCGCCGTGCTGCATCGCATGGATGCTGCTGCTGATCGCGCCCGCCGATTCCAGCGATGCCTGGGCGATGTCGTCGGCCAGCGCCGCGCGACATGCCAATGTGTTCGACAGCGCGACGTCCAGCTGCCGCGCATAGCTTTCAAGGATCGGCGCAAAACTGCCGCCTGCCTCCATGAATGCCCGATCGAGGACGATGGCCTGATCCAGCGTCGGCATGCTGGCCTTGTCGCTCTCGCTCCAATAGCGGACCGCCCGCTTGGAGCGGTTCGTGATCTTGGCCGCCTGCTCCCAGCCAATGAGGCCGACCGCCGTGGTGATGGCGAGAGAGAAGGTGAGAGGGACGCGGACCTTCGTCATGCTCCGGGCCGCCCCGTCGCGCACATGGCGAACAGCGTGGCGCTGCTGACGAACAGGAAGGTGACGACGCTATACCAACGCGGCAGCTGCGGCGCGGGAGCCGGTTCATCGCGCAGGGTCAGTTCCGCAGGCACCACAAAGGCGTGGCGGGCGGCAAAGCGGCCCCGCAGCGAATAGGTCGGAGCAGCGTCGTTGGGGCAAATGGATGATGCGCATTTTCCCGAATGTTCGGCGCGCGCGGCGTCGGCTATCCCATTTTCAGGGCGGTCTGCGCGATCAGACTGCGACGGCGCATTGCGCCCGACCGCCTGTGTCTCGAAGGAAAGCATTCCGTTTGGTCCTTTCAAGCGGATCGGTTGGGCGGGGGTGCGAGCCTCGCCCAACCAATTTCAGGTCAGGCGGCGACTGCCGCCGGATGCGCTGCCCGGCCTGCTGCGATGGCGGCGCGGGCTGCTGCGGTTAGTTCGAGAGGCTGGCCCTTCCGCACGTTGCCAAGCACTGCCTGGGCGCGGACTGCGGACCAAAGATCGCGGCGCGTGACGCGCAGCTGGCTTTCCAGTTCCGTGACGCTCATCGGGTGAGCAGCGTCGTAGAGGGCGTTCAGCATTCTCATCTGCAAATTCACGGAGAAGAACGCGTCTGCGATGATGCGGCGGCCCTGCTGTGCGGGCGTGCTAGTGGCGGGCATCAGTGGATGTCCTTTCGTTGCAATTTAAGTTTCCGATCGCAAGCGACCGCCGCCGGTTGCGTTGGTAAGATGCCGCCACATTCATCACCGGGTTCAACCGGCGGTGGCGTCAGGGAAACAGGGTAAATGTCAGGTCTGAGAAGGTGGCGTGGAACTAAAGTTGCAGCCTCTACCTTCAGCACATATTCAGCGGGCAGACGCTTGCCTGACTGCAACCATTTCCACACTGCGGTCTGCGAAACGCCGCATAACCGGGCTAAGGCCGACTGCGATCCAGCGCGCTGCACAGCTGCCGTAAGCGCTTCAAAAGGTGTGGCTTGTTCGCTCATGAACTGACCGCTACACCCAAGGTTGTAGACCCGTCAAGAAGAATTATTCCATGGTATACTACATCCATGGTTGTAAGTGGTTAGGCGATGCTAATCCCCGAACGTCTCATCGCGCGCATGGAAGCTGTGGGCGAAACGCAGTCCAGCTTGGCGCGGAAAGTTGGCGTCAGTGCTCAGACAATAGGGAAGCTGGTTCGGAAAGAGTCGGCAGGATCTAGCTACCTGCACAAGATCGCTCGGGAATTGCGGACAACCCCCGCTTATCTCACCGGCGAAACCGAGGATCCTGACGAGGGAGCGTTCGTCCCGCCTACGCCCGAAGAAATCGCGGTGCAAATGGGGCTGATGAAGATCGAGGAAATCGATCTCGCCATAGGCATGGGTGCAACCTATCTTGATGATCAATCGGTCCAATCGGTCGAACGGTGGATTCCCGAGGATTGGGTGCGAAACTTCACCGACTCCCCGGCTGCCTTCCTGACTGTCGCTAAGCCCGTGGGTGACAGCATGTATCCCACCATCAACGACCGCGATATTGTTCTTATCGACCGCTCTCAACGGCGGATCGATCGACAGGACGCGATCTGGGCGCTCAGCTATGGTGGCTTGGGCACGATCAAGCGGGTGCGCGCCATGCCTGATGGCACCTTCAAATTGATGGCGGACAACCCGCATGTTCGAGAAGAAATGGCAGTCGATGGCGAAATGTTCGTGATCGGGCGCGTCGCTGGCGTTTTCAGGCGCACTTGATGCTGATCGCGGCTCTGCTCGCCGTCTCTGCCGCGACCTGTCACGCCAGCGACGGCGATACGATCAACTGCGCGGGCCAGCGTTACCGTCTGCTGGGAATAGATGCGCCAGAGTTGCACGGTTGTCGACCCGGTCGCCGGTGCGTCGTCGGCGACGCCCGCGCCTCCCAGCGGAGCCTTGCCCAGCAGTTGCGAGGCTCGCTGACGATCGTGCCGATCAAGCGGGACGTTTATGACCGGGTCGTCGCCCAAGTTTACGCCCAAGGTAGCAACCTAGCGTGCGAACAGTTGCGGCGTAGGATGGCCGAATACAAACCGAAGTGGGATGACGGGAGCAGGCTCAGGCAAGAATGCAACTGAGTTCGTGCCAGTTATTATGGACACGTTAACTCCCCGCTGAGGTGGCAAGTTTGACCCTGCTTCCAAACGGCATCGCCACGCTATTTTCTGGCGTCGCTGGACCCGTGTTCTGCAACAGTCGTACACGAAACGATAATCCAGGTTCGCCCGCAACTCCCTCCATGCGTGTCGATTACTTTCTCCTCCACATACCGATCACTCGGTCTACAAAAGCGCTGTCGCAAGGCTTTGGGATTATAACAACCGAGCCAGTTTTTTTCGAGATCGATGTGCAAGGGGTGCATCGACTGAATGATCGCAAGATAGAGGCGCGGATTTTTCAGAGCTGCCTGCTTTGTCATGGCATCGATCTTGGCATCCGCAGCCTTGAGTTGAGCGCCACTGTCGTATCGAGGCTCCCCATTTGCGGAGGACGTCCATACGAATAGCATCGATGCAACTAGCGCAGACGAAAAAAGGCGCATAACACCTCCCGCAATCAATTCGAGGGCGAAACGGATAACATGGTGGGATGATGGCTTGAAAGTGCGCAAAAGGGTGAGAACCTCTAACAGCACGCGGCGCTGATCATCAGCGCTTAGGGCGCGGTTTCCATCTTCACATCGGTTGTGAAGCCGCCTGCCTTGTCGAGCCGGTGCGTCACTTCCGAAATCAGCCATGTGGCCGCGTCGATCTCATCCTTATAGCCGCTGACCTTCACACGGGCTTCGGGGATGGCATCGGCGCGGCCCAGCGCCAGCTTCATGTCAAAGGTTGCCGGTGCCCGCTTGAGCCGGTCCCGTTCCGCAATCGCCGCGCGCTTCGCCGACGCCTCGTCGGGATAGACCTTGCGCAGCTTCTTCGCGCCATCGGCCTTGCCCACGGTGAAGGTCTGGCGCTTCGCCCCCTTCTTGTCGTGCCAGCTGGCCGTAACGCCTTCCTGACCGTCCCGCTTCTGCCGCTGCCAGTTGTGGCGGTCGCCATCGGTGCGACGAATCGTCAGGGTCGGCAGAGCCTTGCCGCTGGTGGTGGTGCCAGCGCCCTTCCGCGCGAAGATCAGATGCTTGTCCTTGAT